ATATGACTTTGTAACAAATTTATCTTGTCCAAAGTGTCAAGCCTATGTTGAAGTACATCATCGTAAAGAGGGTAAAGAATGGATTTCTTGAAAGAAATTGTAAAAGAGATTGGTGACGATTTTACCAAAGTAGCACAAGATATAGATGAAACAGAAAGATTCATTGATACAGGAAGTCATATCTTCAATTCGCTTGTTAGTGGTTCCATTTATGGTGGTGTTTCTAGTAATAAGATTACTGCCATCGCTGGTGAAAGCTCTACTGGTAAGACTTATTTTTCCTTGGCTGTTGTCAAAAACTTTTTGGATACTAACCCTGATGGTTACTGCCTTTATTTTGACACCGAGGCTGCTGTCAACAAAGGACTACTTGAGTCTCGTGGGGTTGACTTAACACGATTAGTTGTTGTAAACGTTGTAACAATCGAAGAATTTCGTGGTAAGGCACTAAAGGCAGTAGATATATATTTAAAGACAGATGAAGAGAATCGCAAACCATGTATGTTTGTATTAGATTCTTTAGGTATGCTTTCCACAGAGAAAGAAATTACGGATGTCCTAAATGATAAACAGGTAAGAGATATGACCAAATCTCAACTTGTTAAAGGAGCATTCAGAATGCTTACATTAAAACTTGGTCAAGCAAATATACCATTAATAGTTACCAATCATACCTATGACGTTATCGGATCTTATGTACCAACTAAAGAGATGGGAGGAGGTAGTGGTCTCAAATACGCAGCCTCTACAATCATTTATCTCACAAAGAAGAAAGAGAAGGATGGTAAGGAAGTCATTGGAAACATTATCAAGGCAAAGACTCATAAATCACGTTTAAGTAAGGAGAACAAGGAAGTTGAGATTAGACTTTATTACGACGAGCGTGGACTCGATAGATATTATGGGTTATTGGAACTGGGTGAGAAGCATGGAGTCTTCAAACGTAAGGGGAATCGAATTGTTGTTGGTGAATCTTCCGTTTATCCTTCTGCTATTCTGGCCGATCCTGATAAGTATTTCACGGAAGAAGTAATGGAAAAACTCGAAGAAGCATCGAATGAAGAATTTAGTTACGGAGAGTGACTTCGTTGAAATCTATGATGACTTTCTTTCTGAATCAACATGTTCACAACTAATAAGTTTAGTAGACGAAGAAAACGAAAGAATTGAAAGAGATCATAGACCAAATTTCTATCAAAGAAATATCGGTAATCTGCCAGAATATACTAGTCTGTATAAAAAATTTTCTGAGATAGGTATGAAGTATCTTACTGATATAGGATACTATGACGACATACTCCCTCAGAAGTATGGATTTGAAGAGATGCGTGTTAAAAAATATGATGTTGGAGATTCATTTGACACTCATGTTGATGTATCTGATTATGCGTCTGCAAGAAGATGGCTTGCCTTTCTTGTTTATCTCAATGATAATTTTACTGGAGGAGAAACAGAATTTGTTGATGGTAAAATGATTCATCCGAAGACTGGTAGTGTTCTAGTTTTTCCAAGTCTATGGACATTTCCTCATGCTGGTCTACCAGTCAAATCAGGTACAAAATATATTTTGACCACTTACTTTCATTATGTTTAAATGGATCGTATTGAAAAAGTTATCCTAAGAAATTTAGTTTACAACGAAGAATATCTCAGAAAAGTATTGCCTTTTATTGAACCAGATTACTTCAATGACAGGAATGAGAGAGTTGTATTTGAACATATTACTAAATATGCTTCAGAGTACAATAGTTTGATAACGAAAGAAGTACTCCAGATTGAGATTGAAGACAGACGTGATATCACTCAAGATGAAGTCAAAAATATATACGGAACGATAAATGAACTGGAAGATATTGAATGTGACTTTGAATGGTTAAGTGACACAACGGAGAAATGGTGTCGAGACCGAGCAATCTATCTAGCATTGATGGAGTCAATCAAAATAGCAGATGGACAAGATGATAAAAAAAATCGAGATGCAATACCAACAATTCTATCAGATGCATTATCTGTATCCTTTAATCGCAATGTAGGCCACGATTACTTAGAGGACTATGAAGAACGATACGAACTTTACAACAGGAAAGAAAGTCGAATTCAATTCGACCTTGAATACTTTAATAAGATTACGAAAGGAGGTCTCCCAAACAAGACGCTCAATATCGCACTTGCAGGCACTGGGGTTGGTAAATCTCTCTTTATGTGTCATCATGCTAGTGCTGTTCTCCTAGAAGGAAAGAACGTCTTATACATAACATTAGAAATGGCAGAAGAAAAGATTGCGGAACGTATTGATGCAAATCTTTTAAATGTAAACATACAAGAGATTACTGATTTACCAAAACCAATCTTTGAAAGTAAGGTAACTAATCTTGCAAAGAAGACTCAAGGGTCACTTATCATCAAGGAATATCCAACTGCATCTGCTCACTCAGGTCACTTCAAGGCCTTACTTAATGAACTAGCCTTGAAAAAATCATTTAAACCTGATATAATATTCATAGATTACTTAAATATATGTGCATCGTCACGTTACAGGGCTGGATCAAATGTTAACTCGTATTCCTATATTAAGGCGATTGCTGAAGAGCTCAGGGGTCTTGCAGTTGAGGCTAATGTTCCTATCTTCTCCGCTACTCAGACGACTCGCTCTGGCTTTGCTAGTAGTGATGTGGATCTTACTGATACAAGTGAGTCATTCGGTCTTCCTGCCACTGCTGATCTTATGTTCGCTCTTATTAGTACGGAGGATCTTGAGGGGTTGAATCAACTTATGGTGAAACAATTGAAGAACAGATATAATGATCCAACAATCTTTAAAAGGTTTGTTGTTGGAGTTGACCGTGCAAAGATGAGACTATATGACTGTGAACAGCAAGCACAAGAAGATATACTTGACAATAAAAAAGAGGAAGAGTATAATGAAGAAGAGAAAAAAATACCTAAAAAATCATTCGCAGAATTTAAATTTTAATGACTAAAAAAGTTGACTTTGATAAGTATGCTATATTCGTGGATGGTGTCACATCCAATCCCAGTAAGGATTATCAATCTTTTATTGAGAGTCTTAGTGCCCTTAACGGAAAAGGTGCCAATATTAATCGTCTTACCACTGCTGCTGTTGGCATTAGTGCTGAAGGTGGTGAGTTTATGGAGATTGTTAAGAAGATGGTTTTCCAAGGTAAGCCTTGGAACGACGACAATCGAGAACATCTTATTATTGAGTTGGGTGATATTATGTGGTACGTAGCAAACGCTTGTATTGCATTGAACGTTGAATTTGATGACGTTGTACGAGGTAATGTTAAGAAACTAGAAAAGAGATATCCTGGTGGTAGTTTTTCTATAGAGAAATCTGAGAAAAGAAAGAGAGGTGACCGTTAATGTTAACTAGACAAGTAGAAGATTCATTAAGAGCAGCACAGGAACATTTAAGAGATGCTCTTGCGTTTGCAGCAAGAGGTGAGAAACCTTATGTATCAAAACACATAGGTTCATTCTTAGCAGACATTGAGAATTTAATAGAAGCACAAGATCTTATAGAACAGATGAGAGAGAAGTTGGAGCAACTACCTGACGATAAATAAAAATAAAAAGTCATGGTGACTGCTGCCAAAAAGAAATCTAGCACTGAATTAAAACAAGAAATACTTAAAGCTTTTAATGATACTATCAGCAGAGTTGAAAGTACTATAAAAACTGCAAAGTTTAAGAAGACAAAGTATTCTGTTCATTATAACAAGGTTAAAAAAGAAAGTTCTAACTCATGGACTTCTAAGAAAAGAGCAAAAGCTACTAAACCTTCTGTTACTTTTATATTTCGTACTAATCAAAGTAGATTTGATTTGATGCAGCAAATAGTTAACACTCTTCAAGGATATGGTATTAAGTTTGTAGGGTCTAGTACATTATCTGGTATGGGACATTTAGAATTTACCAATAAACTAGTAGATAGTGAGGGTAATCCTACTAAACCACCTAAATCTATAACTTTTTATTTTGTAGTGAAATATAAAGACAGTAATGCATTTAGATCTTTACCATATACTAATCCTTTATTAGAATCAAAAGGATGGAAAAGAAAATTTAGGAATAGATCACCTGATACATCTGAAGAGCATAGAATATTAAAGAAGATGAATGATGATATATTTAAACTAGGTATGGAAACACCAGTAGATCTCGTGATTGAACCAGAAACCTATGGTAATATCATTGGATTTATACCAGGTTCAAGTGGAACACATGCAGATTTTGTTGGTATAGATAAAGATCTTAATGAAGTATGTTTCTTATCTCATAAGATGGGTACTGATGCTAAACATTTCCAACAGTATTCTGGTATATCAGTTGCTGCAGGTATGCCTATCTTCAGTGATCCAGAGGTACAATCTTTTAGTAAAATAATTGCTAATAAAGATGAAGATTTAGTATTTAATTTTGTTAGCTCTTGGTTTGTTTATGGTCAAAATTTTGACATACCTTTTAACGAAGAAAAAACTAACTGCAAGCCAACAGGTTTTTACTCT